TGGTTTCCCGTGGTGAGGTTCGCCTGGGTATCTCGACCGGCCAAGGAAGCAGCAGTGCAGGCAGCGTGCAAATGAACCCAGGCCGCCAAGTGTTCAACGGCGGCGGTTTTTAATGGAGATGGCCATGAGTGCCAAACAGACCACCAAAGCAGCGCCCGCACAGAGCGCTGAGAAGAAAGCCCCGCCGGTACCGCGCAAAGACGTGCAGGTGCGGGTGAAAACCAAAGCCACCGGGGCCAAGCGCACCAACAGCGGCACGATTTTCACCAACGAATGGAAGTACCTGACGTTGGACGACAAAGGCAGCGCCTACAAGTCGATCAGCGACGACCCGGCCCTAGTGATGGAGCTAGCCGCTCCGCCTGCCAAGCCAGCCGCCGCTGACGAACCAGGCAAAGAGGCCAAGTAATGCTCTCGCTCATCCCGTGGCTTGACCGTTTGAACGCCCTGGAAGGGCTGCCCACCGTGCAACTGGCCGCCGATGTAGAAGCGGCCAAGAACAAGGTGGGCCTGCCCAACATGATGCTGGTGCTGGGGCGTGAAACGGTGAGCCACGGGGCCATGAGCAACCAGGCACGCCACCGGGTGAAAACCGAAGTGCTCCTGGTCACGGGTATTAAACGCATGAACGCGCCGCTCGGCCCGGTGGCCACCCCAGGCGAAGACGTACTGGCCAGCCTACGTCAGCCTGCCTTGACCGCATTGATCAACTGGCTGCCCACAGGCTGCGACATCCCCGTGAAATGGCAGCGCGGCCAGCTGCTCGCACTGGAAAGCCACGCCCTGTTTTGGGCTGACGTGTTTACCACCGAATACTTTTGGCCACTTGAGGAGACTTCACCGTGAGCCTAAAAACGAACCGCCGGGCGATGCGATTCGCTCTGGAATCCGAATACAACGATGGCACCACCACGCCTGAAGCAGCAACAGATGCCATCTTGATGCGCGAGATTACCGTCACGCCGTTATCCGGCAGCAATATCGAGCGCAACTTTGTGCGGCCTTACTACGGCAACTCACCGCAGGCCCCCGGCGAAAAGCATGTGGAAGCAGTCGTGGAGGTGGAATTAAACACCAGCGGCGAGCTAGGCACTCCGCCGCCCTGGGGCAAGCTACTGCGCGCTTGTGGCTGGAGCGAAGTGATTGAGGTAGGCGAGCGCGTCATCTATTCGCCCGTCTCAGAAGACGAAGACAGTGGCGTTTTCTTCTGCAACGTTGATGGCAACCTGCACAAAGGTCGCGGTGCGCGGGGCACCCCTGCATTCACTGTCAACGCTGAAAACATGCCGGTGATCCGCTTCACCTTACGTGCGTTGATCAGCCCCGTGACAGCTGAACAGTTGCCTAACGTCACTCTGAGCCAGTGGCGTGCGGCGTTAGCTGTTAACTCGCTCAATACCGAGCCGCTTCAATTTATGGGGGCAACCGTACCGTTTAACCAGTTCTCGCTGGATATGTCGGGTCAGGTCATCCACAAAAAAATCGTTGGCTCCAACGATATTGAGATCACCGGTCGCTCACCGTCGGGTCAGTTGAGTATCGAAGATCCGGGTGTTGGTACGGTGAACTACTTCGAGATGTCGCAAAACGCCGCCACCGGCCCACTGAAGCTCGTGCACGGCAAAACACCTGAAGAACGCATCGAGATCAGTATGCAAAAGGTCGGCATCGAATCACCGACCTACGCCGATCAAGACGGTATCCAGATGCTGAGCATCAACTATATGCCCGAGCCCACCGAAGGCAACGATGAAGTAGTGATCGTAGTGGGTAACCCGATTCCAGAAGTCCCTTAAGCCTCGGCTAACCAGCACTTAACCAGCGTTTCAAACGCGATTAACCCCAGGAGAAATACCCGTGTTCACAGTCAATACAAAGCGCACCTACAAGTACCCCGTTTCACTCACCGTGTATGACGAACACGGCAAAGAGAACAGCGGCAAGTTCAAAGCCACCTTCAAAGTCATACCGCAAAACGAACTGCGGGATCTACCAGCAGACTCGTTGCTGCTCGATCAGGTGCTGGTGGGCGTCGAAGAAATTTGCCTAATGGACGATGAAGGGAAAGAGCTGGCAGGTGAGGACAAGTTGCACGCCGCCAAAAACGACCCTGCGATCAGCACTGCGTTGATCAACGCCTATCACGAGAGCGTCTCAAAAAAGAACCGTCCGCGAATCTGATCGACGCAGGCAAGCACTGGGCGGAAGCCAGTAACGGCAAGCCCAACTTGGTCAAGGACGACCTCGCCGCCTTGGGCATCACCCTGGGCGGCGAGCTAGCCGAGGAGGCAGAGGCGTTCGATGCCGAGCCAGATGTCTTTGAAGTGTTGCCAGAGAACTGGCAAGCCGTCGAGACATTTCAGCGTTGTTGCCGCCAATGGCGCTTCGCTGGCATGGGGGGTGCTGTTGGGCTGGATGTGCAAGCGGTGATCAGCGTTATCAACCTCTACCAGCTTCCCCCAGAGCAACAACTTGAGCGGCTGGATCAAGTGCAACTCATCGAGCGCGGCGCGCTCAGCGTCATGAACGAACCCCGCAACTAACGTTAGAAGGCTCGGCTTTGAACAACAACCTCACGCTCAGCGTCACCCTCACTGGCGATGGCCGTCAGCTCTCCGGCACGCTCCGCGATGCCCAGAACGACGTGCGGGAATTTGGCACCACCACCGAGCGGGAAAGCCGCAAGGCCGATACCGCGCTCACGGCACCGGGCCGTAGCGCGGTGACGGTCTCAGACCACCTACGCACCACGCAGCGCGAAGCCCGCGCCTTTGGCACCGAAGCCACCCAGGGCGGGCGTGAAGCCACCCAGGCGCTTAGCCAAACCAGCCAGCAAGTACAAACCACCAACAGCCACTTCAACCTGCTGCGCACAACGGTGGGCCTTGCCCTGGGCGCGTTCTCCGTCCGCCAGCTCGCGGGCATGGCCGATGGCTGGTCAGACATGCAATCGGTGGTCGGTGCGGCCATCGGCGCCATGAGCGCGGCGGGCGACATGATGGAGCGCATCACCGATATCGCCAATGCCTCCTATGCCCCGCTGGAACAGACCGCCCGCACCTACGCCAGCAACGTCTCTGCCCTGCGCGACCTGGGCCGAACAGCAGCAGACACGGCAGATTACACCGAATCGCTCAACCACATGCTGGTGCTCACCGCCACGCGTGGCCAGCAAGCGGAGTCTGTACAAAATGCCCTGTCCCGGGCCATGGCCGTCGGCAGGCTGCAAGCCGATGGGCTCGAAACCGTGCTGGCCAACGGGGGTGAGGTTGCCCAGTCGCTGGCAAATCATCTGGGTGTGACAGTAAGCCAACTGCGTGGGCTGGCGTCCGAAGGCAAGATCACCGGCGATGTAATCGCCAGCGCGTTAATCGGCTCGCTCGACGACGTGCGCGAACGCGCCGGTGAAATGCCCGCGACAATCGAAGACGGTTTTGTACGCATCGGCACTTCCGCCACGCGCCTGGTCGGCGAGCTGGACCAGGCCATGGGCGCGTCGGAAGGCGTCGCAGGCATCCTGATCGGTGCTGCCGACCTGATGAACGCCGCCATCGACCCGCTGGTCGATAACATCGACAACATCCAGTTCGCCGCCACCGCCGTGGCCGTGGTGCTGGCGGGCCGTTACGTGGGCGCCATTGCCACCAGCCAGGCCGCTTTGGCGGCGAAAACGGCGGTGGTGGCCACCACGACCGGCGCGATCAATGTTCTAACCGGGGCCACTACCCGGCAAGCGGCAGCCGCGACGGCCATGGCCGGTGCTACTCGCGTGGCCGCAGGCGCGTTAGCGTTGATCGGCGGCCCACTGGGTGCCGCCGTGATTGCGGGAAGTGCTATCTACTATTTCCGTGAAGAGTTAGGGCTGGTCGATGTAGTGGCACAAAACACTACTGATGCCTTGGAAGAAAATACTGCTGCTATACGCAGTGGTACGGCGGCGGCATTAGATGCCTCTTATGACAATCTCATCAATGCGCTAGAGGCGGTATCTCTGCAAGCGCAGGATGCAATGGCACAAATGACCGAGCTTCAGGCTCGGCAGGCGTTTTATGAGAACTCCCATAAGGGAATGTCAGACAGCGTCACGGGTGCCATTGATCAGCAGGCACAGTCGCTAGCCGGGCTGTGGGAAGAACAAGTCAGGATTCAAACCGCTATTCGTCAAAACCGCGCAGAGCGAGAGAATGCAACGACCGCAGATCGCGCCGCCGCAGTAGCGCTGGATGACATCACGGTATCCGCTGCGAGATCTACCCAAACTACCAACGCTGCCACCGAAGCAGCACGAGCGGCCGCTGCTGCTACGCTAGCACTTACAAAAGCTACAGAGGCCCAAGCCACGGCCATCGAAGCCCTGCGCAACCGTTTAGTGCCAAACAGGCGCGAAACCCTCCAGCTCGCCCAGAACCAGAACACCCTCAACCTGGCATTCGCCATGGGCCGCATCACGGCCAGCGAATACCTCTACATGATCGGCGCACTGCAAACCGCGTACATCGAGGCACAAAACGACGCCGACGACCTGGCCACCAGCACTACCAACGCCCTCTATACCATGGAAGGCGCAATGGAAGAGCTGCGCACCAACGGCCTACGCCGCCTGGACGATGGCTTTGCCGATCTCTGGCTGGGCGCCGTCGACGGCAGCCGCAACGCCACAGACACCATCCGCCGCATGTGGGATCAAACCCTCGCCGAGCTGCTGCACATGGCCATCACCCGGCCAATTACCGTGCAGCTCGCTACGAGCATGGGATTGGGTGGTAGCGGCCAGCAGGCTGCCAGTGGATCTCAATCCTTCGGCGGCCTACCTTCGATTCGCGGCATGATGAACGGCAGCGGCGCGATCGCTAACGCCTACCGGGCTTTCCAAGGCACTGGCTCCTCCTACGCAGGCACCTTCGGCAGCGAGCTGGCGGTTCAAACTGAGGGTGGCTTACGGGCAGGCTTCGATTCCTTCGTTAATAGCGGCTTTGGTAATGCGGCACTCGGCATCGGCGGCGGCATCGCCGGTGGTTATGTAGGTACCCAGCTGGGTAGTTCACTGTTTGGCAGAGATGCAGGCTCAAACTATGGCGCGATGGGTGGCGCTGCTTTGGGGCAAGCGTTCATTCCTATCCCTGGCCTAGGGGCTGCTATCGGCGGCGCGCTGGGCGGCCTCGCTGATTCCCTCTTCGGCAGTGGCAAAAAGACCTTCGATTTCGATTTCCTGCAGGGTCAACACTCTTACGTTTTCGGCGACCGCACATCGGCGTTCGGTGATTCGGGCCTGACGGCACTCTCAGATTACAAACTCGGTGAGCAGCAAGATCAGTTGAACGAAATGCTCACCGCGATGGCTGAGTTCGATAACCAATTGGCGGCGGCGGCGATCCCTGAACGCTTCGAGGCCATGAAAGCCTCAATCCACGGCTTCACGCACTCCGGCCCCGAAGATCTCTTCGAGACGCGCCTACGCACACTGATTGCGGGCAGTGAGTCGGCGATGGCTGACGCGGTGGTGCAGATTGCCGATCCGCAGCAGCTAGCAGATACCTTCGTACGCGTGCTGCAGCTTGAGCAAATCGGTCAGCAACTCGGCGGGGCTGTACTGGGCGACATCGAGGCCGAAATTAACCGCCAGGGTACTGCGCAGGGCGTTAACGATGCCGCTAATGCAATGGCCGTGGCCGCCAATGCGGCGGCGTTGCTGGCGGATTCCACTGATCGGCTAAATCTACAGTTTGACGTCACCGCCGCTGGGGCTATTCACGTCGCAAGTGCATTGCAGGCCCAATTCGGGGGCGCTGAAAACCTCGCTGCAGTACAGAGCGCCTACTATCAAACAGCGTTTAGCGAAGCAGAGCGACTCACACACCAGCAAGAAGCGCTGAACGCGCAGTTTGCCGCATTGAATATGTCAATGCCTGCCAGCATTGTGCAGATCCGCCAGCTCATCGAAGCGCAGGATATGAACACCAACGCTGGTGCGCAACTGGCGTATGAGCTGATGGCACTAACCCCCGCACTCGATGAGCTGACAACCGCCATGGCGCGTCAGAACCAGGCAATCTGGGACAACATCGAAGCGAGTCTGAACGCTGAATACCAGAGCACGCTGGGCCGTACTGCCTCTGCAGATGATCTCTACTACTGGATGACCCAAATCGAGGCCGGAGCTGTCTCGCTGGATGCCGCGTTGCAGATGATTGCCAACAGCACCGAAGCCGCAGGCGTGGCAGCAGCAGGCGGCGCTGCGGGCATACGTGAACGCGAGCAGCTAGAGCGTCAACTGCTCCAAGCGCAGGGTAATACAGCGGCACTACGGGCACTGGAGTTGGCGACACTGAACCCTGCAAACCACGCGCTACAGCGGCGTATTTGGGCCATTCAGGACGAACAGGCGGCACTGCAAGAAGCAGAGCGTCAGCAGCAGCGTTATGCCCAGGCGCTGACCGCTGCACAAGCCCAGCTCGTTAATTTTGGTGCCAACGTCAATAGCTGGCTCGCGCAGTTGCGCGGCACCGATGCGGGCATGGGCACC